TAACCTGGGTAACCTGGATAATTAACTAGGCTAGCACTAAATTGAAAATTACTACCTGAGTTAAAATAGTAACGAGCTGCATTAGCACTAGGAAATGTTAAAGTTATAGTATGATATATAGTGCTATTCCAAGAAGTAGTTCGGACACCTGATGGGAATGTGCTTAAACTAGCCTGGCCAGATGGAGGAGTAGCATTTACATTATTATAAATTGATTGTACAAGATTTGAATAATTTACATAATCGTTACCTGTAATAGGCGATCCAGTAGCAGGAATAGCCGGACTTGGTAAACTTCCTATGGATCCTTGATGATAATAGGCATTTATAATGTCATTTCTTAAATTAATCCATTCTGCAGAACGAATAGTTATAGCACTTCCACTAAGTTGGCTACTGCTAAACTGAGGCGTTGTCTGGCCATAACCGTAATTGCTAGACCCTGTCCCCATAACCAGTGCTAATTTTGATTGCAATGAATTATAATCACTTACAAGGATTTTACCAGCAGTAGTGCCTGCTATAGTAAGTGGCGCTGAACTTGTTCCTGAATTTTGACTAATAGAAACCGTATATGTTCCTACTCCGCCAGTTGTGCCCGAAATTTGAGATAATATTCTTGTATTACTAATGATAGCACCAATGCCATCGCGTATTGCCATGCCTAATAAAATTGTACCAACGGATAAATTAGTAACTGTAAGAGTTGTTCCAGAAACACCGTTGGTGCCGTTATTAATATATCCTGTGAATGAAGCTGTAGAAACGGTCATGTTTTACCTTGTATTTGACTGATAATTATGTTTAAAGTATGACGCATTCTACTAATTTAACTTCTAAAGTATCGTTAGTTTCTAATGCTATAGCAAATGTATCTGTTTTATCTGTAGAAGCTTGTGCATATCCAGTATTACTTGCAACCAATCGTTGTCCTTTAACTATAGGTCCAATAACTTTTACAGGAACACGGCCTTTCAATGCAACATATACCCCGCCCACTAGTGTTTGATTCATTCTAAATGCAGGATGTTCACTTATAACTCCAATTGGTAAATCGCCTTCTTTGGAGGCTGTAATTTCAGCTGTGCCGCCAATACTTACCACTGTACCTATTTCATATTCTGCATCTGCTAGATATTTTTCTGCCAAGTCAGCATAATTAGCACTAGTGGCTGTACCATGAAATACATTAGCAAAAATGTCTTTATTGTCATCTCTTCCTACAATTGTACTGGCCATACTGGCTGTTTGTGCTGTAACTGGATTGCCTCCTAGTATTAAATAATTTGCATTTGTTGCTGTACCATTAAAATTTACAGAATAAACATTGGCCCATCGTGCTGTAGTACTACCTAAATTGTTTACATTGTCCGATGTGAAATTGTTAACAGCTGCAACGCCGCCTGGTAATACATCACTACCCTTAATAGTTAAAGGATATAAAGTAGGATTTCCAGCAAGTGTGCTAGTAGTATGAAATATTATTGTATCGTTTATAACATTTTCAATTGTAGGAGTGAGTCCACCATTTGTAATACTGACTTTTAATTTAGGATTGGCTGTGCCAGCTGATCCGCCTACGGTATACCCAGTATCTGGAAAGTTAACATCGTCTTTAAAAACCACAGCACCTGTGTTTAATAGAAAATCTCCAACTACATGCCCACCCAATTTCTCTGAATTAGTTGCTGTGCCCCACCATCTGTGAGCTGCACTGCTGTTAGTTACTCCATTATCTGCTTGTTTGGTATAAGCTAATGTAAGGCCTTGCTCAATTCTATCAAATCCAAGTATAGGATTAATTGCGTTTAAATTAAATGCAGCATCAGTACTAATTACAAAAACTACAACTCCATTGATAACAGCTTGAATAATAGCATGAGATTGATTTCCAATATCTTTTACAGAAATACTTTTCATTTCTGTCAGACCTTCTCCTGCCACAGCCTGCGGTCCAATTAAAGTAAAAGGATTAGCCGGATCTCCGTTATAAGCAAACAACTGATCAGTACCAGTATCAAACCATAAATCTCCAATTGTTAGCCCAGTAGGAGGTGTTGCACTTACTTCAGTTCCACCTGCTGTTCTAAACTGGCTACCATCATAAAATTTTAACTTAAGATTTGCACTATCAAACCAAATTTGGCCTGCTAAGGGATGTGGGGGCTGGGTTGTGTTTGCAAAATTTTCTAATAGCCATACAAAATTATCGTTTTGAGCGGTGCCATACCCTGCGTAATTTTTACCAATTAATGTAAGATCAGTGGAAGAATCTACTGTTCCATCTGCTACTGTTGTTAATAATGTACCATTATAATGATTTATTGTGTATGACATCTCGCCCGTTCCTTGTTCTTATATTTATACCGTTTCGCTCATTAAATTTAAACAATATCAAATTGGTAACTCCATGAACCACCAACAATTTGATACTCTTTTAGAGTAAGATCGCTACATTGAACCCTGCATATTGTAAGGGGAGAATGTTCTGCAACAGGAAAAATCTTAGCCAGCAATGTTGTAGCAATTGTTACATTATTCAATCCTGTAGTGTTTAAACTAATGCCTAATGGGGTACTTTTTGTTGTAAAATCAACATATAATTTATTAGCAGCATCGTAAATATTTTGTGGGCTAGCAACATTGATAATAGTGCTAGAATTAACATCTACTGAACCAGTGCCCTTTGGTTGTAATACAATATTACCAGAAGTCTGTATACTAGTGTAAGATATAGTATTGCTAGTTATAGTTAAATTTCCAGCTTGTACAGTACTCAAAGATCCAATACTAGTGAGCCCAGGAGCTGAAGTTATATTAGAACCTAAACTAAATTGTGTATTATTAGTATTAACAGTAACTACTGGTTGTGCGTTGAGATAATACCCGGCACCAGTTCCAGATGTACCAACATTGACAAAATCGCTAAAATTCCAATATCCTGCATTAGAACTTGAATTGCTTGAATTGGCGGTAGATGTCCAACTAATAATTTTTTGCGTTTGTCCTGCTACGGTAATTCCGCCACCACTGGCTGTTGTATCGGTGGGTAATGCAGTTTGCCCTAAAACAATATTTTTATCAGCAATCGTTACAATCGTGCTTTTTATTGTTTCCAATAAACCATTGACTGTTAGATTTCCCTCAACAACAACATCTCCTGCAACATCTAAAGTTGCTGTTGGAGTAGTTGTAAAAATACCTACATATTGATTTTTTGCATTAACATAAAATGGAGTTTTTGGAGCACCGTTGCTTTTTACAATAAATTGTAAATTTTGATTTACAATATTCGATTGTAATGCAAAAGTATTTGTCGCTGAATTAACCGATAAGCTAATATCTGAATTAGCACCTACAACTAATGGAGCATTATTTTGTATTACTATAGTTCCTGTAGTTGAACTATTTGATTGAGTAGATAAAAAACTTTCCGCAGTTTTCAAACTTCCATCAGCAGCTAATAGCGAACTAGCTTGACTGGCTAACACATTGAATACAGTTCCTGGGTACGAGCTAACATTAAACCCTATATTAATAACATCATTTGTTGCTGTTAATGAAACAGGATTCAATACACTTCCTACAGTATTACTATTACTAACTGTGTATGTGCCTATACTTCCGGTATTTCCTGTTAATTGATCGGTTATTTGAGTATTTGTTAATATTGTGCTACCAAAAACAGTTTGCCCTATGCTTAATTGTCCGTTAGCAATGGAGGTAACTGTTAATACATTACCAACTTGATATCCTAAAAATTGTGCTGTACTTGTAAAACCAGTGATCGGTGTTGCCGGTATAAAAGTGTCTTTACTGAATATACCTAAAATAGTGTGTGCAACATAAAGAACAACTACAGTATGCGAGCCCCCATTAGTATCTAATACAGTTTCCACATTGAAACCGCTTATTTGCTGAGACTTTGAATAAGCAGGACCTGCTAATCGATTGTATTCGCCGTCATTAAACCATAATTGACCATTAGTAGTATCAATCCAAAGATCGCCTTTTGTAATTCCACTAGGCAAACTAGCAGAAACATATGTGCCACTTGTTCCTACAAAATTCTTGGTTGTAGCATCATAAACTTTTAATCTTCTTTCACCGCTATCATACCATAATTGACCATTCAACGGATAATTAGGTGGACTAGTATTTGCAAAATTTTCTAGCAGATGCACAAAATTATCATTAAAAAATAATCCATAACCAGTGGCGTTTTTGCCAATTAGTGTAAGATCTGTGTGAACTTGGTCTATTTGTCCGTCAGAGATAACGGTTAAACTTGTACCATTAGTAAGTGTTATATTATAGCTCATTTTAAATTACACCAGTAAAGATTATATAATTAATTGTTTGATAAGGATTCATTATGTTTATTGCAGCACCAGTTGTGCCATTTACACTACCTGTATTCAATATAGCGGCCCCAGTGCCTGGTAGACCAGTTGTACCTTTGTTAGAAACTGCATTTCTATCTGCACTTTCACTGGGTGTGTTTACTGCATAAAATTGGCTTGTGCCATCATTCAAACTATGTGTATGATCTGGTAAATTTGATGCACCTAACTGAATAGTTCCAGTGGCTGTTGTATTGCCTTGTCCAACAATATTAGCAGTTGTATCGTTAACGCGGTGTGCTGCTGTACTAAAATTACCGTTAAGATCCTGTGTAGTACTTATTTGATTTCCAGATCCGTCGCTACTAGGAACTGTAATATTATTATTCATATTATCTGCACCAAGCGGGAATCTCCCTCTTAAATCAGGTAACCCAAATGTTCCTAGTCCTACCAGCAATCCCGGAGCTTTGTAAGTGTAGCCTATGGTAGAATATAAATCTGAATAAGTTGCAATTAAAATTTCTGAACC